TCCGTGGAGGGTGAGAGGGATGTCGGCCGCGTAGCCGTAGAAGCGCTCGACGGATTCCTCGATCCATCCGGGGTCGCCCCACTCGTGGTCTGCATGCGCGGACTGCAGGACGGCCTGTACCGTGGCCTCGAAGAGCGCCTCGAACGCGGACCACTGCGCGAGCTCGTTCTCCACGTCGCTCGAGTCGACTGCCCAGATCGAAACGACGAGGAACCGCTCCCACGTCAGGATCGGCCGAGGCATGAGCGGTGTTGCGTCCGTGGCTTTGAACCGTGCGCCGGACAGCTTGCCAGCGCGGCCATTGGGGTCAGGAGAGAGCACTACGCGGTTTGCGCCGCCGGTGCCCTGGTTGTCCTGGCGAGCTCGCGCCCGACGGCCGAACTCGACCCTGGCGCCGACGCCCTGGGAATCGAAGTACGCCTGCATGTTCGTCACGAGCGTGGGGAGGAAGGAGACGACGGCCATCAGCCACCCCCCGTCAGCTTCGCAAAGGCGCGGTCGGTGCCAGCCTGGATGGCCTTTGCGATGCCCGCGGGAATCTCGTCCGCCTTGTCTGCGATGATCTGGCGCTTCGGGAGGTTGCCCGCGCCGAAGTTGTGGAAGACTTCCGGGCCCTCGACCTCCACACGCACGATGGTTCCGGATGCAGACGCGGAAACGTGCGCAGCCACATTTGCCATCGCGCGACCGCCATCCTTCTTCGCGGCCCACGCGTCGACATCCGGCGTGGTACCGGCTGCAGCCGTGCGCTTCGCCTCCGCCTCGATGAGCGGAGCGGACTCGCGCGCTGCAGCCGTGGGAAGTTCCTGGAGCTTCCGCATCTCGGCGATCATGGCGGAGAGCTCACCCATTGGAGTCCTCCTGTCGTCCTGCGACGCGCTGCAGATCGAATGCCGTGTACGGCGATTGCTCCGAGTACGAGAGGATCATCCCGGACTTGATGCCACTTGCTCCCTGGACATCTGAGCGCAGTGGTAGGTCGATCAGTCCCTTCTCCGAGTCGGCAGCCTCGATCGTCTCCTTGTCGGCTTGGACGGCGGCAGCCTCGATCGATGTCTGGTCCTGCTCGCTCAGCGGGTTCCAGCCGCGCTTTGCATAGGCGTCCCGCGTGCCGAGGCGAGTAAGCCACGAGAGGATGGTCTCCGGGTACGGCGCGACCTGCGGAATCGCGTAGCGCTTGCGCAGACGCGCGTTGATCTTGTCGGACCATCCGGCGAGCATCACGTCCACCCAGTTGGGGGAGGGCTGCACCTCGAGCGCGAGACCGGGCAGCGTGACGCCGGTACCACCCTTGGTGGCCTGTACCGTGAGCAGGTCCCCTGCGCTCACCGGAGCGCCGCCCACGAGCGTCATGGCCACAGGGATGCCGGCCTTCCAGGTCGTGGTGCTGGTGAGCGTGGCGATCGTGACCGGGGCGCCGCCGGCAGTGCGCTTCGACACGACGATGGTGGCGTTGTTCGTCGCGTCGCCAACCACGTCCGCAGATGCCGTGATCGTTGCGGCGACGATGTTGCCGTCCGCGACCACCTTGGAGCCGGGCTGCCCGATGGGCACTTCCGCCAGCACGCTCGCAGGCGTCGAGTCGCTCGAGCTCCGCGACCACTTCATGAACGCAACGCGGTCGAGATCGGAGTCCGGCATGATCGTCCGGGACCGAAATGCTGCGTAGGTGAGGAACGAAAAGAAGGACATCTCTCAACGCCCCAAGCCCGGCCCAGCGGTTTTCCGCCGTGGTCCGGGCCTGAAGTCAGACGTACGTCGCTACGACGTTGCGATGAGCTGCTGTCGATGCTCAGCAACCTGCCGGCACTGCTCGCATCCACATGCTTGCAGTTGGGCCATGAACTCCTCGGGCGAGTTGGCCGTGACGATGTTCTCTTTGCAGGGGCATGGCGCCTGCGGCTCGGTCGCCGGCTCGGAGGCCGAAGCCCCCGTGGTGCTCTCATCCTCACCCGCCTCCGCGGCGCCCGCTTCGGGCGCCTGCGGCTCGAGCTCGGTCGCCGGCTCGGAGACCGAAGCCCCCGGAGCCGTGGAACGATCTCGACGGCCCATCAGGTGGCCTTCACCTTGAACAGGAGGAACGGATGACCGTAACCGGTCACGTTTCGTCCCTGAGCTTCCCATTCGAGCTCGCGCTTGCGGTCGAGGTCCGACTGGGAGACCCCGTCGTGGTAGTTGATCTTGTACGACTCGCGGTCGACGTAGACCATGGCGCCCAGCTTGCTTGAGGAGAGCTCCGAGCAGACCAGGTACCAGGACGTATCCGAGCCGGAGACGGTCGAGCCATCGTCAAGCGTGTACGTGGTGTTCGCCGTGAACTCGTCGGCGATGGTCGGCTGCATCATGCCCCAGTTCGTGATGATGCTGGAGATGTCACCAGAGCCAGCGCCACCAGCCGCCTGCTGCGCGATGAAGCGCGCATTCGTCAGCTGCTGCATGCGCGCCTGCAGGGCGGGCGGTCCAATCATCCCGACCGCCTTCAGTTTGCGCGGGTCTTCGCCGTTGGGCATCTTGATGGCGCGAACGTACGCCAGCGCCTTCTGGACGTTGGCGAGCGCAACGTCCAGTGATACCGAGTTGTCGATCGGAAGCGCGCCGGGGTATGAGCCAGAAGCACCTCCGGTGAAGATGTTGGCGTATTTGGGAGACGACGGGTCAAGTGGGTTGACCAAGTGGTTCTGGTTGAAGAACGAGACGCCGTCGTACCCGATGCCGACCTCACCGTTCAGCATGGCCTTTGCCACCTGTTTCTGCGGCCAGTACGCCATGTACGCGCCGATGTCGCCTGACCACTTGGTAGCCAGGTCGAATCCCTCGCCGTCGTTGTCCTCAAGCTTGTCGCGCGTCAGCTTGAAGCCTGCGCCAGAGTTGAGGTTCACGTACTCAGTCGAAAGAGCGACGAGGTCATCGAACTGGATGTTTCCACCCTTGCCCTGAGAACGAATCATCGCCGTGGAGAGAAGCCAGGCGATGCGCTCGCGCTTCGAGGACGAGGGGCGAATCCGAGTGATCTTCGGGTACCAGAGGTCCTGGGTCAGGCGGTAGTACTCGTCTTCCTGGATCGTCTGCATGTTCGACTCGAAGTCGAACAAGAACTGCGGGGTGAGTGCCGGCATAGCTGCTGTCCTTTCTTGGTGAGCCGACCGGCTCTCAGAAGTTGATCACGTTGATCTTGACGTTGGAGGTATCGGTGTTGCTCGAGCTCGTGACCACGATCGAGCTGGCCGTGGGCTTGCCGGCGGTCTGCGTGGAGATGCGCAAGATTCCCTGCGTGCCGCCGGGGGTGATTGGCAGCGCGTATGCCTGTGCGTTCGGCGCGACATACAGCGTGTTGTTCGCTGGGCTCACGCCTGCTGTCATCGCAACCGTGGTCACGGTCTGGAAGCGCGGGTACCAAGCGCCGTCCGTCGTATCGACAACGAAGGTCGCCGCCGCCACGAGAGACTTCCACTCGGAGCCTCCGTAGAGCGTGCCTTCCGCTCCGATCACGATGATCTGTCCGGACAGCTCGACGCCGCCGGTCGGATACCAGGACGGGCGCGTGAGCACGAACTTAGCGCCTGCAGCGCCGGGGTTGACGACGACGTAGGGGCCAGCGTCCTTCGCCGCGGTTGCCTTGTCGGTAGGCAGAAGGACTACGTCGCCAGCGACAAGTGTCACGCCGTCCTGGGCGCCGATGAGTCCGACCGCGTTCGCGGTGAGCGTGCCACCCGCTGCGGTGTATGCGGCGAGTGAAGTGATGACAGCGCGGGCCTGGTGGACGACAGGCGCTTGCGATGCCTGGTCCGGCGTACCGAAGAGGTTCTGCACGCATACGCCCAGACTCGCATCCACGCCCCACACGCGACCGGCGACAGAGCGCCCGTTCGGGTTTGCAGTGACCGTCTGGTCATCCAGGATGTAGCAGTCCTGGAGCAGCATCGCGGACGTCACCGGGTTCACGGTGTCGTTCACCAGCCACTTCGCAACGATCTCGTAGTCGAGTTCGACGCTCACCAGCAGCGTGGTGACGCCGAGCGAGTTGTCGATCTCTTCCGCGAAGATACCCACGCGAATCAGGTTGGGAGACGCCTGTCCCTGCACGGCCTGACCGGTCGCAAGGTTGACGCATGCGATACCGCCCTGGTAGGCGTGTACGCCGGCTGCCAGTGGGAGCGAGAGACGCTTGATGTTGCGCTCCTTCTGGCCTTTGTTCTGAGCAAGAGCAGTCATTTCAGCCAGCCTTTCGGGTCGCGAGCACGCGCTCGTGGTTCTTCTTCGCCTGTTCCGGCGTCATCGCCGGGAACACCATCGACGCGCCGACGCGCGTGACTGCCATTTCCGGCTCCTCCAGACCCATGCGGATGCGGAGTGCCTTCGCGTCTTCCACCGACTGCGCGCTTTCGCGCCCGTCGCGCTGATCAGCACCACGCGTGGGCGCCTTCGTTGCGGCGATTCCAAGCTTTGCCTGAGGAATCGTGGCGAAGATGGCGCGGATCTTCGCGGGTTCTTCGTTGGCCAAAAGCTTCTTGGTCTCGGCCGAGATGTCCGACCTGGATGCAAACACGGCCTGTCGCTCGCGATCGGTGTCTGCCGCAAGCGTGGCCGCCTTGAACTGCTCGAGGCCTTCGACACGAACAAGGAGCGCTGCGGTTGCTGCGATTGACGAGTCCTTCTTGGCGTCCTCGGTATCAGCAGACGCATCCAAACGGTCCTTGCCGTCGCCGTCCTCGCTCTCCTTGCCGTCGCCGTCCTTCTTCTCGTCGGGATCTCCGTTCGGGAACGCGGCAGCAATGCACTTTTCGGCGACCGCCTTCTTGTCTTCGTCGTCGCCCGCCATCGCGAGGAGCGCCGCCCGCATCTGCTTGTAGTTCATGGTCGTGTTTCCTGGTTGTGAGGTTGCGAGCACGGCTGCGGGCCGCGTCGTGGGTGTGAGCATTGAAGCGAGCGCAGCGACGTCCCACGTCGCAGGGTTGTTCGTGAGTGCCGTGTTCAGGTACCCAACGATCTCTCCGTCCTTGTTCACGTCATATGCAGGCGAGAAGTACCGCCACTCTGGCGGGCTCTTGGTGAGTCCGCCTCGAACGGTGTCCGTCCACTCTGCAGTGCAGACCCAGAGATCCGGCTCCACATCGGTGCCGCGACACTCCAGGCGATGCCAACCAACTGCCTTCCGCGACTCTGGCGGAGACGTCTGGTTCAGCGACATGTGATCAACGTCGATCGAGAATAGGTTCCCTCGCAGCGCCTGGGCCTGCATGAGCAGCTCGGCGGACCGACGCGTGAAGATGTGCGTTCCCTTGTCGGTCGGGTTGGGTCCAAACTTCCAGACGCGGAATGCCGTGGGCAATCCGTTCGCGTCTCGCTCTACGAGGTCACTTGACTGCGCGTCGATTGTCGCTCGGATATGGCGCGTCACTGCAGCATCTCCAGCAATCCCTCAGATGCGGTATCGTCCGACTTCAACAGGGGCACGCCAAACTGCGTGGATAGCTCGCGCGCATCGACTCGTAGCCCGTACGGAGCCAGCGCTCGGTTCGCAGTATCCAATGCGTCCCCAAAGCCCTTCATCGCATCCGCAGACGCTTTCATGTCCTTCGGCGGTTTCGTGTCGAGCTCCAGCGCAGCAGTCGCCTTGAGCGCGTCGACTCCGTATCGATTGACGACGAATGCCGGGAACACCTGCGTGTTCAGCGTGTGCGCGATCGCATCAGCTTTGCCTCGGATGATGTCCGCTCGGATCGAACGGTGCACATCGGAATTGGAGAAGCCAGCGCCACCATCGGTCGTGACGAGCTGTCCCGCAATCGCAATGATGTACTCACGTTCACTCTGCGAGATGGTGGACTCGAAGCACTCATAACCACGTCCGTTGGATTCCAGCAGGCGCACGTCATAGCCAGGCTTGAGTCCAAAGACGGTGTTGATGCCCCATCCCATGACGGCCTGGAACCAGGACTGAGCCTGCTCCTCGCTCGCTCCCTGCGGAGAGACTGCCACTCGCGCCGGGTTGGCGAGTTTCGCTTCCCAGTTGGACTTGTGAAGCCCAGCATGCTGCTTGTTGATCCAGCTCTGACCGACCGAGTACCAAAGCCCAGCCTTCCAAGGCGCGACACGTCCACCGCCAATGTGGAGCACCCATCGTCCATCACCAGGCGTGATCGGCATCGCACCCGCTACAGACTGGTAGTACCAACGGTTCTCGGACCACCTGTAGGTCGCGAACTGCGGATCCAGTCGGCACAGCACCGGGTAGTCACGTCCTTCAACAGGAAGCAACTCGCCCACGGAATATCCAAGGCCCGAGTCATCGTCCACCATCGCCTTCAGCTCGGCGGTGGGGC